CCCGTCTATCTCCAGGTACTGGGTCGGGGTCGATTACGGCACGAGCAATGCCACGGCGTTCGTGTTGCTGGGACTAGGTACAGACAAGCGGTTGTATGTTGTTCGAGAGTACCGCCACGAGGGTGGTTCTGGCATGACGCGGTCCAAGACCGATGCCCAGTATGCCCAGGACTTCGTGGACTGGCTGGGTGACATTAAGCCCGAGTGGATCTTCATCGACCCTTCCGCTAAGTCTTTCAGGCTGGCACTCTGGCAGATGAAGAAAACACATCCAGCGTTAACGAAGGTCGCCCCGGCCAACAACGCGGTCCTGGACGGGATCCGAAAAACGGGATCCCTACTTTCGGCTGGGAGGTTGTTTATCCATCGGTCATGCAGGTCGATTCAGGAAGAGTTTACGTCCTACTCGTGGGATCCCAACGCCCAGGACAAGGGTGAGGATGTCCCTATAAAGGTGTTCGACCATTCTTTGGATGCACTGAGGTATGTGGTCAATGGTCTTGGTTTGTTATACAGCGTGGTTATGGACTCGTAGGAAGGAGTTGAAAGTATGCGGATAGAGGCAAACAGCAAATGGCCGCCCCCGGCGTGGCAACGAGAGCGTTTCAGGATCGCGGAATGGTCGGCTTGGTACTCGGGTGATGCCGAGAGTCTTTCCAGTTTCTATCAGTATTCCGGGGTCTACGCCACGACCACGAAGGGACGGTTCTGGAGCAAGACCTACGAGGACGAAAACAGGCCACTGCTCCACGTCCCCATTGCCGGGGACATTGCAGGAGTTTCCGCTGATCTGCTCTTCTCAGAAGAGCCAGAGATCATTATCCCGGGTGCTGGGGAGAGCAAGCGCGCGTCACAGGCAGACAAGGCCCAGGAGCGGCTCAACGAGATTATAGATCGGGGGGCCGTTATTTCGACCCTGCTGGCAACGGCAGAGATCGCCGCCGGGCTTGGAGGGTGTTATCTCAAACTGGACTGGGACACCGAATGGTACGAGGTCCCCATTATCTCTGTCTGTCAGCCTGATGTTGCATACCCGACATTCGGGCTTGCCGGGGAGTTGCGGAGCGTATCCCTGGTCAGGGAACTGGAGAACGATGGATCGAAGGTGTTGAGGCATATCGAGTACCGGGAACGGGACCTCATAGAGCATGCTCTGTATCTGGGGACCGTTGAGTCTCTGGGCAAGCCGGTCGATCTAACGGAGCACCCGGACACGGAAAATCTGGTTCCCGTGATCATCCACACGATTGGGGATACTCTGATCCGGTACATCCCGAACCGGATCCCGAACCGGCTCTTCAGGGGGTCGCCCCTGGGGATGAGTGACTATGCCGGGCAGGAAGGCCTCATGGACGCGCTGGACGAGACGTTCTCCATGTGGATAGATGATATCCGCAGGGCAAGGGGCAGGATCATAATCCCCGAGCAATGGCTGGAGAAGGATGACCGGAGCGGTAAGTTTATGTTCGATGAGGACAGGACCGTGTTCGTGAGGCTCCCGAATATGGGGCCACCGGGCGAAGAGGGGGGATCCCCCATCACGGTACAGCAGTTCGCGATCCGCGCGCAAGAACACCGGGACACGGCGCTTGAACTGTTGGACAGGATAATCACAGCGTCCGGGTACAGTCCACAGTCCTTTGGATTGGGTATCGAGGGCAGGGCCGAGTCAGGGACCGCGCTTCGGATCAGGGAGCGCAAGAGCCTGAAAACACAACAGAAAAAGGCGACCCATTTCAGGCCCCGGATAGAGGACATCCTTTACCTCGCTCTCCGGGTTGACCGGGAGTTCATCAACCCCTCCACGCCGGTAGAGTTCAGGCCGAGGCTAACCTTCGCTGACTCGATCCAGGAGTCGTTTGACGAGGTCGCGCGGTCTGTGCAGATGGTCGCCCAGGCAGAAGCGGCGAGTATCCAGACCAGGATCGAGATGCTCCATCCCGAGTGGGAAACCGAGGAAGTGCTGGCAGAGGTCGAGCGCATCAAAGACGAGACCGGCCGCAATGTACAGGAGCCTGACATCAGGGACTTCGACCTGGGGGACGAGGAGGAATAAATCATGCCAGCCCGACCCGTAGACGCGGAGCGGCTGGCCCGGGACCTTCTGGCTCTGTACACTGACGCCGAGGTGAGGGTGCTTGAGATCGTTGCAAGCGACCTGGCTAAGGATATCTACACGGCAGAGTGGGCAGAGATCAAACTGGTCGAGTTAGGGAAGGTCAAGGCCCGGCTTGAGGTGTTGGTCCGGGATCTCATAAAGAAAACCCCCACCGTAGCAACCGCCACGATCAGGAAAGCCTACACAGGCGGCCAGGACTCCATCGAACAAGACCTCAAGAAGGCGTTGAGGGGGACCGTAAAAACGGGGTTCGGCATGATCGACGAGCGCAAGGTCGTTACCATGTCCCGGGCTCTGTCGGGAACGCTGGAAGGCACCCACCTCAGGATTGTGAGGCAAGCCGTGGACGAGTACAGAACCATCGTTGGCAAGGCTTCGGAGTTTATCCAGATGGGTGTTTATACCCGGGAACAGGCGACACAGGTCGCTTTGAATCAGTTCGCTGACAGGGGGATCACGGGCTTCGTTGACAAGGCTGGTCGGAACTGGTCGCTCCTCTCTTATGTGGAGATGGCCACCCGGACCACGGCAGGACAGGCGGCGGTCGAGGGCGCGCTTCAGCGCATGAGGGACAACGACTACGACCTCGTGATGATATCCTTCCACGCTGATTCCTGTCCCCTGTGTGAACCATGGCAAGGCCAGGTGGTCAGCATATCGGGCCGTGACGAGCAATACGATTCGCTCCAGGAGGCCGTAGATGACGGGTTGTTCCATCCGAATTGCGGTCACTCGCTGGGCGCGTTCATTGACGGGCTGACAGAGAAGCCCACGCAAGAGCAGACGGACAGGGGGGATTATGAGGAATCGCAGAGACAGAGGAAACTGGAACGGGACATCAGGAAGTGGAAGAAGCGCGAGGCGGTAGCGATCACCGATTCAGAGAAGTTGAAGGCTTCCGCAAAGGTCAGGGAAAAACAGTCCAACATGAGGGAGTTCATTTTAGAAACAGGTCGCAAGCGACAACGTGACCGGGAGCAGATATAGCGATCCAGGGCGGTCAGGTACCGCTCTTATTTTATTACGGGAGGCCGACAGGATGCTTGACGCGTTGAGGCGCGAGTTTAATTTACAGTTGTTCGCGGACGGAGGGGAAGGTTCTAACAACCCGGGCGGTGAAGGATCTTCCAAGGGCGGTGACCCCAACCCAGGTGGCGGGGGTAACGAAGACAAGGGTCAGACGGGTCAGGAACTCAAGGCCCTGGAAGAGCAGATCAAGGCGCTGAGGCGTGAGAACGCGGAACACCGCACTAAGAACAAGGATCTCGCGTCACAGATCGAAAAACTCACCAAACTGGAGTCCGGGCTGAAACAGGCCCTCGGGATCGAGTCCGACAAAGGGAGCCCCGATGATGCGATGAAGGCGGTGGCTGAACTTCGGGATGAACTCAAGAACGAGCGGATGCAGAACACCTTCTCAAAGGTGGCAATGAAGGCCGGTGCCGACGTGGATCTGACGTGGGCTTTCCTGAAGGGATCAAAGAAGATCACCCCTGACATGACCGAGAAGGATATGGAGAAGGTGTTAAAAACAACGCTCGAGGAATACCCGAAACTGAAGTCCGAGGCCCCGCCCCGGCAGTCGGGGGGGCAGTTCAACCAGCCTGGATCCGGGGACAAGATCGACATGAACGCCGCGATCAGGAGAATGGCGCGGCGGTAAACCGAAAGGAGAGATACGCAGATGTCTCAGATAAACACAAGCGGTCAGTACGCAACAACCGAGTTTGATGCCCTCCCCCTCATCCCCACCGAGGTAGCGAACGAGGTCATCAGCGGAATAACCGAGGCAAGCGCGACCCTCAAGATGTTCCGTAGGCTCCCGAACCTGAGCCACAGGACTCTGAGGATGCCTGTCCTCAACAGCATGGGCGCGGCTGAGTTCACATGCGCCACCACAAACGACAACCTCGTTGCAGGGACCGATTCCGCACCCAGCGGGACAACCTATGACGAGTCCATTCCCGGCCTCAAGGCGACCCACCAGATGGAGTGGACCAACGTCTACATCAACGCCGAACCCCTGGCTATCATCCTGCCCATAGGTGAGGATGTGCTGGAGGATTCCGCTTACCCGATCTGGGATGAGGTTCGCCCCAGGATCGTGGAGGCATTCGGCGAGGCGATCGACAGCGCGGTCATCTGGGGTCAGGGCAGACCCAATTCGTGGCCCAGCGGTATAGTCCCGACAGCGATAAACCGGGGCTTTGTCTATGTCGAGGGCACCGGGGCAGATCTCGGAGGGGACGCTTCCGAACTCATGGGGCTCCTGGAGGCGATAGGCTACAATCCGAATGGTTGGATGGTGGATCCCACCGTCAAGAAGGATCTTCGCAATCTCCGCGACAACAACGGCAATCCCCTCTTCGCGGCCTCTCTCAGGCAGAAAGAGGCTGACTCGCTCTGGGGTCTCCCCATCGAGTATGTGAAGAACGCAAGTTTCAGGCCCACCACGGGCAGGATAATCACCGGCGATATGAACCAGGCGGTATATGCCGTCAGAACCGACATGAGGTTCAAACTCTTCACCGAGGGTGTTGTTACTGACACCAACGGCAAAGTCATCATGAACCTCATGCAGAACGACATGGTAGCGCTCCGCGTGGTAATGAGGCTGGGCTGGGCAGTACCTAACCCGATCCACGCACTCGGGCAGACCCGCGCTACAAAGTACCCCTTCGCAGTAATGACCGCATAGGCGGTGTAGGATAACCAGGGTGGGAGACTTCTGTCTCCCACCATTTTGTTTGTGAAAGGAGTGCAACAATGCCTAATTTCCCTAAAGACGGATACATAGGGGGGCTTCAGAAGGTCCAGACCGGCAGGACGGTTGACAATGCAGTTGTCAAGGTCCCTGAACTGAGGGTCGGCTGGTACTCTGTGGCGCCCGAGGCGGTCGATACTGACGGGGTGCTGGAGGTTGTCACCCTGGAGGCAGGGCTAGAGATTCACGCCCCCGATGGCCAGCCCGACATCGCGCGTCAGTTGGTGGTAACCGGCGATGTCGACAGTGAAGGAGCCGTGGTCTCCATTCTCGGCACGGACATCTTCGGCAATTCGATCTCGGAGAACGTCACGATCCCGGGGGCCGGAGACACCTATGCCGCCCTCACGGGTCAGGCTTTTGCTTCAGTGACGTCGATCCAGGTCGTGCATTCTGAGGTCTACGTCCTGGCTCTCGACACGCCCGATGGTGGCACGTACAAACTCGGCAACGATGACGATGGCTGGACAGACCCCATCGCCCACGACGCGGCAAAGGCCGCGATCGAGGCGGCGCTGGAAGAGGTCTACGGTGATGGGAATGTTGTCGTGGATGACGGTTCGGACTTCACAATCACATTTGAGCCCGGGCTGGGCGCGGCCCTTGAACTCGACTCTGAACTCACAAGCGCGGCCGATGCCGCACTGACAGCGAGCGACATGGGTGATGTCAAGATCGGGCTAGGTAGAGCGATCGGGCTTCCGGCGGTCGCGGATGCACCGACGGCCCTGGCGGTTTATTTCCACGGCGGGGTGGTTGCTCCGGGAACATGGGCGCACACCGTTGACGGCACGGACGGCGCGGTGGCAGAGAACATCCTGGACCCAGGCGGTACCGCTGGCGCGGCGTTCAACGGCACCAAGATCCTTGACGTTTACTTCGGCGTTGCTGGGATCAGGGAGTAGGGGCTTTCGGCCCCTGCTCCTTTTTGTGAGGTGATATTAGTTGAGAGTAGGACATGACATTGTGACACGGGCGACCCCCGTGATCCCGTATGGCAATGTGGCGGCGAACAAAGGCAGGCTTTTCTCTGCATCGGCGCACCGCAATGAGATGGCGGCAGGGGCCACGAACTGGGTCCTGATCACTACCCCGCCCACCACAGGACGGTACATCTATCTCCATGCGCTGGACGTTTTCACATCGGGGATACAGGCCCGAGTTGACGTGTTCGAGGCCCCCTTCAAAGTCGACACCGATAGCGCGTTCCCCATCGTGCCCACGAACCGCAACAGGCACGGGTATCCGATGCCGGCTTCCCTGTCCTTGCTCATGGGTGTGGACCCACAGCCGACGGGCGATGGGCTGAATGTCGCTACAGCGGACGATAGCGCGAACACCTTCTCCATCGCTGATGATGTAGGGATCCACTTCCCCATCGGGAGCGCGTTCCTTGTCGCAGGATCCTCGGGCAATGACGGTCTGTATCGGGTTGTCGATGTAGAGTTTGATGATCCGAATACCGTGATCACGGTGGTCAGCGTTGCGGACGGGACTAATGATGGAGAGATCTTCCCTCTAGGGGAAGTGATCGACAGCGTGAGGTTGGGCGGCGCAGGGGCCGCGATCGTGGCTCCCTTGGCGCTCAAGCCCGACACGGAATATCTGTTGGCAATACACAACGAAAGTTCCATCGCCGTTGATATCAGCGCATGGGCCCTTTGGTCGGAGGAACCCAGGGCAGAAGGGGGTTAAACCATGATTTACGCGTCCCTTGCGGAACTGGCTGAATACCTGGGGGTTACTGAGGCCGATCTTGCAAGCGACTCCGAGCGATTGCTGGAACTCGCGTCATGGTTCGTTGATTACACTACTCTAGATAAGATCGACCCAGACAACGCGGACCATCTCAAGGCGGCGAAGTTGGCAGTATGCGCTCAGGTTGAACTTTGGCAAGAGACGGGTGACGTGACCGGGGTCCTGACGGCGTACAAGTCCATATCCCTGGGCAGTTTTAGCGCATCGAGGAACGACGGGGCTCGTTCATTCGGCATTGAACTCGCTCCACGGGCACACCAGGCGTTGTTCATGGAGGGGCTCCTGTACCGTGGGGTCATGATCCGATGATTTTGAAAATCCTGCTGAATCATAAGGTCACGGTCAAGGAGTATGTAGGGAACGGGGCATACGGCCCTATCTTCTCTCCCCCCTATGTGGCAGATTGTTATTTCGAAAAGCGGAACGAACTAGTCAGGGACCACATGGGGCAGGAGGTCGTTTCAAGGGGCAGGTTCTACACGTTCCCGGATCGCCAGCCCCCGGTAAAGTCGCTGGTCACCATTGAAGGCGAAGAATACGAGGTGGTCGTTTCGGCCCGGTTCGACCTTCCTCTCAAGGGTGGGAAACCGCATCACACAGAGGTGATACTGAAATGACCGCACGGATGCGCTGGCACGGGGAAGAGGTCAAGAAAAAGGTGATCGCCGCTGCCTCGAAAGCCCTCCAGGATTCCGCGGAGCATGTGCTGACGGAGTCAAATAAAACTAACCCCTACCGGGAGGGTGTGCTGGAGCGGTCCGGGGCCACGTCCTTTGACCAACAGGGACTCGAGGCGGCGGTTTATTACGACACGCCATACGCAATCAAGGTGCATGAACAGCCGGGGCTGAAGTATTCGGACCCGAAAGCGCGCTGGAAGTGGCTTGAAATGACGGTCAAAGAACAGGCCAACAGGGTCGTGCAGTTTATCGCGGACAGGCTGAGGGAGGCTCACCGATGATTATTTCGGAGATCATGCGATACCTGGACTCCCGGGGCATAGTCACTTATGACGATACCGGGGCTACAGGAAACATCTTCATGGGGCTTCTCCCCCCTGTCCCTGATATAGCCGTCGCAATAACGCCGTCAGGGGGTATCGCTTCATCCATCAAGCACCCGTATGACCAACCCACTTTTCAGGTTCTTGTCCGGGGTGACGAGGATCCCCGGACCGGGTACAACCTTGCCCTGGCGATCTACGATGCCTTGCACGGCTTCGGCTCTGCCCCGTTTATCCCTGGTGGCATGTGGGTGATCAAGTGTGAAGGGATCCAGAGCGATCCTGTCCACATAGGAATGGAGAACAGGAGACACAGGTATGCAATGAACTTCACGGTAGAGGTAGCGCGACCCTCTACCCATAGGGGGTGATAGCACGTGGGACTACAGAAGGTTTTGGCGCGTGATTGGAAGTTCGAGATCAACAAGGGCGGTTGGATTGAAATAAAGGGCGTTACATCTTTTGCCTGGGGCGGGTCAAAGACCGCTGGCGATACGACCGACTTCAACAGTGGTGGCTGGGA